AGATACCTACTACGGCATCATTTACGCCACCATCCATGTTGCGTGTAAAACCTACACCCTTTTCTTTTGTTGGTGGGTGATTTAGTGTTAGGTCAGCCCCTATCATTTGACTAATAATCTTTTCAACACCGGCACGAGTTATTTGCCATTTGTTTTTGTTTAGTCCTTCGTGGAATGCTACACCGCTAATTTTAACAACGGAGTTACCGGATGCTTGAACAACCGCAACTGCCTCTGTAATTTTAGTATCAAAGAAAACATATTCAACAGATGCACTATGCAATTTCTTTTTATCGGAACCATAACCTGCTTCTTTTTCATCGGTTTTGAAAGTGTGGCCTTTGTGGGCTAACATACAAACATCTTTGCCATTACCCATACCTATACATCTTTCCATGTATTCATCATGGGTTTCTGTTGTTGATGGTTTAGGTGGTTTAACCGCTGTGACCTCTTCTTCCTTTTTCATACCTGACTCCACTTCTAATGGTTCGTATAAATCTTCGGAGGATGTTAGTTTACTTACAGATTTACCACCTTCCCACATTCTACAAGACCAATAGCGAGCCTTTGTCTTGGGGCCTGGGTTCGAGTCACATTGATGTCGTGCTCGGAATGATTTTCTTCGTGCTGGGTCATCACGCTTGATTTCCATGTTAGGGTCGCCGAAGCGCACAATAACTACTTTGCCTGCTGGATTCTTTACATAAACACCAAACTTCTTTCTTTCACCTGGTGTTCGGAATGGTTTATTGATAGTAACGGTTTTGCCTCCGTACTTAGCAGCTTCGAGGGTTTCCATGCTGGCAATAATAGTGAGTTGCCTTTCATCTTCAACGGCTTCTTCGGAGGCTCGTGGGTGGGATGAAGGCAATAGGTCGTTGTCTTGCTTGTAGTTTGGATTACTAGGTCTTCCGTTTCTAAGCAAATAGAGAAATGCTTTTGCTCTAGCAATTCCCCATCCACTTCGAGACATGTTGGGAGCATGACTTGTGCTAAAAGCACCAGCACCCCTACGAAAGACTGACTTTAGCATACCCATACTGGCTTTGCTTCCTTTGCCCTTTTTGTTATGTTCGGTCATCATAGAGCGAAGGCGGGATTCAGTTCCTTTGCTCATGCTAATTGATTTATTAGGTTTCTTTGCAGAACCTGGTGGATTCTTTTTAGAGCCTTTTCTACGCTCACTTGGTTTAGCGGGAGTCTTGCGTGGGTCATTCTTTCCTGGCTTACCCATTTGTAATGCCTCTACTATTTTATCACTCATTTTGTTTCACCTTTTCCATATCGTGTTCATGAAGTTGCTTTGTCTTTTCGATGTGCATTACATGTTCGTGTTGTTGTAAATCACGCTGTCTTTCGTGCTCTAACTCAACACCCATGTTATCAATCTCAACAGATTGTTCAGATTCCCACATACGAAGTACGGTACTGAGGGCTGGGGCTGCTACGCCACCAATAATAGCGATAAGTGCAATGAAGCCATCAAGGTTAGCGAGTACAACATCTGGTTTCCAAATACCCATACCCACTACTGCACCACAAGCAAGAAGCCAAAGATAGATTGCAGGTATTACTGTACGCTTAACCATACGGTCATTGAACGACTGATTTTTTGGTTTCTTTATTTTAGCCATACTATACCTCTCCATGTATTGTCCTAGTTATCATTGTCTTTTGAATCTTCACTTTTGGGTTTGGATTCGTTTTCGGTAGAGTTTTCTCTAGGCAATTCGCCTTTTGAACTACTACTCGATTTTGTTTTTTTGTTTCCGTTATCACTTTTTAGACCAACAATATGTAATCCTTGTTTTTCCGAAATCAAACCACTATCCCAACCCATAGTCGCTCTACGCATCCTATTCAAAGGTGTTTCTTCGTCGATTGGTAGGAATGTTAGGAAAGGTAAATCCTCGTGCTTATGTGGTATGCCTAAAAGATTAAGATGCTTGGAAAATAGCTTGTGTACCGATTCGGTCAACACACCTTGTAATCTAGTGATTGCAGATACTGCCCAAACATTAGCATTGTAAGTAGCAGCAAAGGTCGAACCTCTTTCTTGTCCCGATGCAACTCGGGGGACATGTAAAACCGCTGCTATATCCGCATTTACTGAATCTAGGAAAGCAGATGCGTCGGGGATTGCATTTTTTAAATCGACATGGTGTATGTCTATGTAGGAAGGTAGAATAGGGATTTGGTCGCCGTCTAGGGTTTCTAGTAGTTTAGCGACATCGTTCATAATGCTTTTTAGTCTTTCCTGTTGTTCTGCTGGGTCTTGTATGTGTTCAACTGCTTCCATACCAATAGTAATATATTGTTTTGTTAGACTATCTTCTAGTGCTACACGATTATTGATACTGTTATACTTTGCTCGGATAGGTTGTTTTAGAGCACTAAATCGTGATGCGCCCCATATACCATAGGTCTTTCTTCCTAATCTATCCTGAAACCAATTAGAGCGATAGTCGATTTTAATGTGCCACACTTCATCTGACTGAAACACCTGAGTGTCAACTGCGTTTTCACGGAACAAGTAATAGTTAGCATTCATTACGGGATTATCTTCGGTAATGTGTCCGGTATATCCCGTCGATGTTATGTCTCTAATATCCACTCGTCTATCCATAATAGTAATTTGTTTTGCGGGTAAAGATTGAACCTTTGTAATACCAACCCCTGCTTTACCTACTATTTTGTTGATGTCATTACCATATACCATTAGGTTACGCATAGCGGAAATTAGAATATCATCAAAGTCGGTATCGTGAATTAGTTGTTTTATTGCATTGCGAATACGGGCGTTTTTAGCCCCACCATAGTCAACGGAGTAGTTGTTAGCCGTCAATGACACGGAACGCACCGCACCGTTCAATTCTGGGTCTAATTTCACCATACTATCGTATAGGTCAAATGTTTGGTCATAATTATCATACGATGAACGGGCTCTTGCAGATTTAGTTAGGTCATCCGTGGACTTTAGGACATCACTAATCCCACCAAACACTTCAACGGGTGATGCTTTTCTAGCACCTACCGCTGTTGGGGTTACATCGGCTTTAACGGAAACCGATTTTCTGAACGGGTTCCATAGCCTACGCCTCTCGCTCATGGTGTTCAAATAAGCCCATGTGTATTTGAACCAACCGCTCATAACCGGATTTTATTCTTTTGTTTATACACAAATAAAATAATCGGGTTACTGCTATGGCTGTATGTATTTTTTATTATTTCTTCTTAGGTAATAGGATAAAACTAAGAGTGTAGTGGCTACAATTCGTAATTTGTCCCCCCACTATAAGCAAAAATAATTAATTAGAAAAAACGCATCACTGAAAGCCATTATTTTTTTATTTAATGCCTATAAAGAATATAGATATGGGAAGCATACATTGATAACCATTTGGCGTTTAGCACCCTATATGGCGGCGAATACCGACTGGGATAGGATAGAATCTTTGTTAGACATATATCCACTAGATGTATATGGGAATAAAACTAAAATTGTTAAAGCATTAGCAAAGGCACACCCAGAAAGAACGCATAAAGGGTGGGAAGGTGTTTTGTATGATTACATCAAAGCACAAGATGGTGAAAGCGACGATTGGGAATACACTAAATCCCCTTACTATTATAATAAAGAGAATGATACATACATCACTTTCCTAAAGTCAGCCGGAGAAAACATGGTAATCAATGGGAATACGCATAGGGCTATGAAAACAGCATATTCGGCTATGACAAGTAAAGGGGCAACTATCAATGAAATAGGTAGGGAGTTTAACTTTCCTCGTGCGTGGTTTGATGAATACCGTAGGGTTCACGGCTGGACACATGATATGCTTCCATATACCGACGAAGAAGTTGTTGCCCAAGACAATGATGAGTTGGTTGCCGATTTAGTTCTTAGAAATAGGCGTGAGATACACAAAAAATACGAGCGTAAAAAGTGGAAAGAGATAGAAGATGCCGCTGAAAAGTGGTTTAATCTTGAAGATACCATTGGTAGTATGATTAAGTTAGAAAAACCAGCAACAAAAGTACCAAAACTAAAACTAAAAGAGGCTAAAGACCCATTTTGTGTTGTTATGTCCCCCACTGATTTCCATTGGGGTAAGCATGGTTGGATTGATGAGGTAGGCGAAACATACAATTTTAGTGAAGCTCGTTCCCGACTAATGAATAGAACCGAAGAAATAATATCATGGCTTCCAGCAAGACCCGATAAAATAATTATTGCTACTGGTAGTGACTGGTTCCATGTCGATAATGATTTAGGACAAACTACTCGTGGTACACCACAAGACATGTGTGGTTCACCGGCTGAAATACTTATTACCGGATGCAAACTTGCTAGGGAACACATCGACCTACTAAGACAAGTGGGGCCGGTTGAAGTAGTATTTATGACCGGTAATCATGATAGACATAGCGCACTAGCACTAATGCTATACTTAGAGGCCGCATACGAAAATGTCCCCGATGTAACTGTTAACCTAGACCCATCTACCCGTCACTACACAACCTATGGCAATACTTTGTTAGGATTTAGTCACGGCGATACCGTTAGAAAGGAAAAGTTACCTACATTAATGTCTAAAGAACAAAGAGTATTGTGGGGACAAACCGAATCCCACATTTGGTTCACCGGCCACCTGCACCACCAAGTGCTATATGAAATGGATGGTGGATTAGTAATTCAATTGCCATCATTAGCCGGACATGACCGATACCATGCCCGCCAAGGCTATACTACCGCAAAGGCAGGATTAGCCGCACATATCATTGATAAAGAATTAGGTTTGATAGGCAGCATGTTTAGTCCGGTTAGACATAGGTGATTACATGGCTAGTAAGTGGAGATTTCATAAAAAACTAAGAAGATGTAATAACTGTGGTTTTGAAAAAGAAGGTTATTATAATTGTCATAAAGTATGGAACCCAAAAAAAAAGAAACAGGAATACTGTGGTTACATGAGGGTGGTAGTATCGGAAGAAGATGCAAAACAGTAGGGTGCAAAGCAGAAAAAACTAAGCGGGAAAATAAATACTGTTCTGTATGTCAAGCAAACTTAGATAGATTAGATAGATTAGTAAAAAACCTATATTATAAAAATTGGTGATAAAATGAGTGATATGATGCAATCCCTATCCTTGCGTAGGGCAAAAAGCGACCCAAAATACTTTTACACATGGCTTGGCTATGATTGGGGAGACCATATAGAAGAATGGATGAAAATGTATGGTACTAGAGGCAAAGATGTAAATGTGCATCGTGTTTGTATCATTGCCCCACGAGACCACTCTAAATCCACTACGCTAAGGGTTGCTTTGTTATGGTCATGCCTATTTGAAAAGTGGCGTGATAAACCCTTTACTACTTGGTTGTTTTCAGCAAGCAAAGACCTTGCTATGCGTAGACTAGAGGAAATTAGGGAAGATATGAAAAGACACCCACAACTAAGAAAAATGCTTGACCCAAAAAGAGGCACTAAACACTCTATTCACTTTACTAATGGTTCATGGATTCGTGCAACGGGTGTAGGGGCCGCTATTCGTGGGGAACATCCTGCCCGCATTGTTTTTGACGATGTGTTAGATGATATAGGCGACCAATCTCCAAATAACTTGCGACATTGGGTTAGGAAGAAAATCACCCCTATGTTATCCCCTGGAA